CATCTTTCGCAAAGATTTCATAACCTCTAACTGGTGTATCTTTAATTAAGTTTACAATTGTACTCTCAACTTCTGATACTGTAGTTTTGTTATGTGTTTTACCTAACTCTGTAATGAATTGTTTAGATGATTTGTTCATCTCACCTTTAATAATATCAGCGAGTTCTGCTTTGGCAATCATCATACCCTTTTCTATTGATAAAGATAAGTCAGGTGATACCGCAGTACCAACACCAAAGATACACATTTTATCTTTGTCTTTACCAAAAGTAGGTATATCACACGCCTTCTTTTCAGAAAAGTCATTCATATACCACTTTGGTACTTGATTTAGGACTTTACCTTTTTCACTTTTCATATTATAAGTTGCAGAACAGTTGGCCATCAATAGACCTGCGCCTACAACTAATAGTAGTTTTTTCACTTTATTCATAATTAATTAACCTCACTTTTTATACTATACACTATTTCTTGCGCTTTGTCAAGTCCAAGAGCAATATAGTCTAAAAACTCTTGCCCTGACATACCTGTCACAATTATAATAATAAGTGAGAGTATGATTATATTTTTAATCATTGTACCTCCCATTCACCGTTTATTTTTAAACACGTTTTTCCTGGTGTCTTAAAAACGTGATTTGGTCGACCATAATATCGACAGTATTCTGGCGCACTAACATCTCTGTAATAAAACTCCGCAAACAACTCCCAATAACCTGGAGTTTCTGGACCTTTTTTACCGTCAGCACATTCCAAAATTTCTTCTTTTGTGATTGTATCACCTTGTTGTTTCATCACAACTTTAACATAACAATATTGTCCATTGACTTCGTGTGGTTCTATTGTTTTAATCTTTGAATATAATATCTGTTCACCTGAAAATGCTATAGTAATTAAACCTGGTACTAAAAGTAGTAATAAAAATATTAAAAATAGTGTTCTCTTTTTATTCATACTAACCTTTATATTCAACCCATCTACCATCTGGCATTTGACACGCAACACCAAATATTGTATTTCTATTTACACCACCAACACCAATCAATGGCCAGTTATTTGTTATATCAACAGTAGCACTATAATCTTTACACTTAAATGGTCCTCTTAAATAAGAGCTTGTTGTGTGTATGATACCACTATTTTTTGTTTTTGAGTTATACCAATTTGTATATGATGACCCTTTAGGACTTGTATTTAAATGATCTACAAACACTGCATTGTGTACATCATAATCTGATTTGTACATTAAATCTGCACCAATAAAAGCACCTGTTACAGCACAAGTCGCAATCGCATATGGATTTTCTACACCCATCGCCACACACGAACCTGTTGTTGTGGTACTGCCTAAAACAGCACCAACTTGCGATCGGTTCGCAGTACAGTTAGTTAAAAATAAACTAACTAGTAAAATCCATATTATTTTGTCTAATTTCATTACAAATTTTTTCACTATCCACACTTTTAATTATATAAAAATCAGCGTTATTATCTATAACATATTTAAAAAACCCTTTTGATTGCCAGAATACTTCTGCTCTAGCAGTAATAGGTCTAATTAAATGTGTACCATCATTGGCACTTGTACATACAAAATCTTTAGTCATTATTTTGTCCTGTTAAGTTTGTAAAGAAAGACTTAATCTTTGCCCAATTCGCAGCGTTCTGTTCTTTACCTTCTTCCCAACTTGATTTTTGATATTCTACTATCTTATTCTTTTCATCTTCAATCCAAGTAGTAACTGGATTTGCTTTTGCCATCATAGTTGTCATTAAAACTAAAATGGTAATCAACATCATTGTTCTCATACTATACCTTTTTTCCCATTGTTTTAAAATCCTTAGCATCAACTACCATATAAGGACCTTTGTTATAAGCCACACTAATTGTTTTCCCAGCAGGTAGTTGTGTGGCATAAACTCTTTTACTTGTACTACCGCCAATTCTATCTGAAGTTGGAAGAGATGGTCTACATTTTAAATCTGGCATATCATAACCCTCAAAGGTATTATTAATCTTACCAGTATCTAAATCAATATCAACACCAAGTGATTTTATATACTTGTAATGATCTTTTCTCAACTTTTCTAACTTCTCTTTTTTTGTCATTATTGAATCGTATCTGTAACTTCTGGTTTCTTTTTCATATAAACTTTTTTACCATCTGACAAATCATAGTATTCAGCTTCTTCTTCTTTCTTTTTCTCAGCGTATGTCATACCGAATACTTTTTTGTAAAAATAATCTCTCGGACTTTTGTCTTCGTAAGCGAGAATAAGATTATCAAAGTTAATATCTAAAAACTCATAGATTGCGGGTTTACTCTTTTTCAAATCTCTGTGTTCTTTTAGAAATTGAATACGATTCGTATAAGTATTTTTACTCTTTTTCAAATCTTTATTCTTTGCGATTTCAAACTCTTTGAATAAGTTTTCTTTATCGTATCTAAATGATGTCATAATTGTAGTCCTCCGTTTTTGTTGTTAATAATGTCTTTATTCTATCAGGTATTGATTTATTTGTCAACCCTTTAAAAATCGTTGATTTTATTGATTTTTGTGCCGCTGAGCGACCGCTGGATTGGCAAATCATACTTGATTCGATACTATATACCCCTCTATTTTTCAATAAAATACAACCAAAAGTTGTCATACACCTAACGCCTTTATTATATCAGTTTCACTTGTAGGTAATGGTTTACCACTTTGTAACCAATCTACCATTTGTTCAAAATAAAATGCTTCGTCTTCTTTTCCACTATCATTTAGGATCATCGCTGCTGTCTTAAAAAACTTATAGACTTGCATATCACCATTTCTATCTAAAGGCTTTTGTAATTTACCTGGTCTTTGATTAGACATCTTTAAATATACTCCTATCGTTAATACCTGTTGACATTTCACCTAACTCGTCATCTCTACAAGCATAGATTAAAACTTTTCTTTTTATGTTTTTTAACTTCTTAAAAAACTTAACTGCCTCTCTATAAGATTTAAAATAGTGTCTTTTCCAATTAGATTGACCTACGTATTCATTAACTTTAAAATATTCTATATTTTCTAACACATACTCCTCTCTAACATTTCTTAAAGCTTTTTCACTAAATGGCATTAATTATTTTCCTCTGTATATTTTGATGTAAAATCTTTAGGTAATCCATTTGGATCGTAAACAGTCGCACCTGTAACGTTCAACATTTCGACTGTGTGTGCTGTATTAGGTTCAAAATCTAATTGTTCATATTTTGTAAAATGTAACTCCATAGCTTCGAGTTCTTTTTTTAAATTATCACGCCAAACGATTAACTTATCTTTAGCACTATCTAATTCTTTGTTATCTATGTTATCAATAACTTCATCTAATATTTCTATATCTTCGATCATTTTATTTGACATTACTTACCTCTCAATTTGTTAATAAAGTTTTGTATATCTCTTATAAAAGAACCAAATACTAAACTTAAATATAAGTATAACTCACCTGAATATGCAACTGCAACAGCAGTCATCATTATAATTAATATTAATAGTATCCATTCCATATTACTTACCTCTTGCTAAATCAGCTTCTAATTGTATCATTGTATCTACCACATCTGGCATTACTTCATCAGCATATGTGTCAATTTCTACATATCCCTCTTCTTTAGCATGAGGATCTGATAAATCATAAAGCACTTTACCCATATACTCTGTATTACCACTTTCTGTATAGTTGGCATCTACCATATATGTTTCTACACCATTTTTAGCAGTTGTTATTTCGTGGTTAATTTGAGAGTGGTCAATACCACCGTCATCTAAAAACTTTTGGTCAGCCTCGTCTTTATCTTTTGCCAATACCTCTTGTTCAACAACAAGTGTATAGTAAGTTTTTTTTCTATATAAATTTTTGTTTACATCTTTGTCTGAGTAAACAATATTTGTATCAATAGTCATATTAGTCCTCCTTCTTATTTGCTTCTATTGCATCTTCTTCCATTTGATTAATATATTCTTCGTCTTCACTACTCATCAATAAAACAATATAGTGAATTGCTTTTAATAAATCTTTTCGATTGTAACCATCTTTTTTACCATATCTGCATAGATACTTAATCGCATTTGCTTGACAGAAGTCCTTATCTATATCAAGTTGTCTTAACATATCTTGTACTTGGAAACCATCTTTAGTGGTTGAATAGTGTTGGTTGTAAGTATTACCAATATATTCTTTTACTTCATCTAATATTTCGTCTTCTCTATATTTCATTAGTTTACCCTTTTATCGTTATAGTGTTGCACGTGTTTATAAGTTTTCTTTATATCAAAATCTTTTCTTAATGATTGTCTATCCCATTGTTGACCAAAGTCGTGGAATAA